ATGTATCCTTATTCTGCCATGGCTAAGAAAACTATTCCGCTATCCGACTCCAAATGCACTGGTGCAAAGCCGCAGGAAAAGGATTATTCCTTATACGATGGTCATGGGTTGATTCTATTCATTCGTAAAAGTGGCTCAAAAGTATGGCGATTTAAATATAAAAGAGCTAATGGTAAAGATGGCTTAATGACTTTGGGTAACTTCCCTGCTTTAAGTTTAAAAGCTGCCAGAGATAAGCGCCGTGAATTGGAGACACTATTAGTTAATGGAATAGATCCAATTGAATACAACGAAATACAAAAGGCTAAACTAGACAATAAATATAATTTTGAATCTATAGCTCGAGAATGGCATACAGCATATAAAAGTACTGGACGTTGGGGAACTGAAACAGCAGAAAGGGCTCTTAAGAATATGGAAGAGTATGTTTTCCCAAAACTTGGGAAAAAGCCTATTGATGCAATCAAGCCAAAAGAACTAATTCAAGTAATCAAAAGTATTGAAGACTTAGGTTATACCGAAGTTGTAAAAAAAACCCGACAACGGCTAACAAGTATTTTTGCATTTGCAATGTCGAAAGGATTTATTGAAAGTAATCCAGCCTATGGTCTTCAAGATATTTTCATCCTTTCAAAGAAAACCAAACATCATCCTCAATTACCATTAGAAAGATTGCCCGAGTTACAAGCTAAATTAGCTTCCGACACTGGTCATCCACTTACTCGGCTATGTGTTGAATTTGCCTTACATACTTTTGCTCGTTCAAGTGAAATCAGATTTGCAAGGTGGAAAGAGTTTGATTTTGAAAAAGCTATTTGGACCATTCCCCCAACTAGAGATTTTGTAGAAGGTTATAAATACTCTTATCGCGGTGCGAAAATGAAAACACCTCATTTAATTCCTCTATCAAACCAAGCACTAGCTATAATAAAAGAGGTCTACAAATACAGCGGACACACTCAAAATGTTTTTCCTAAAAACGGTGATCCGCATGGCTTTATGAGTGAATCAACTATCAATAAAACTCTACGCCGTCTCGGATATGATACAAACACAGAAGTTTGTGGGCACGGCTTTAGAGGTATGGCCTGTGCAGCCCTAATCCAAAGTAAACTATTCCAGAAAGATGCTGTTGAAAAACAAATGAGTCATCAAGAACGTAATAATGTACGACTTGCATATACTCATAAAGCAGAGTTTCTAGAAGAAAGAAAAGCAATGATCAATTGGTGGAGTGATTATCTTGATGCTAATAAATATGAATATATATCTCCTTATGACTTTACCGAACAACTATTAGGTGAAGAAATTATCCAGTTCAAATATGCAAAGTTAGCAAAATAGTCAGTTAGTGCAAGTTTGCTAGACAATGCTTGCTTCCAACACCACGCTAACTGAGAATTTTTTATTAGAATGAGAGCTTATTAAATTATGGAAATGATAGATAGAACAAAATCATTATTAGATGAATACCCCGCAATAGATTCAGGAAATAGATTTCTTGATATTTATCTTGTGCAAAGAGAAATCTGTCAAAATGCTTTAGATGGCATTTTAAAATTTTGGGAATCAGAAAATAACGAAGTACATCACCATTTGATGAATCTTTTTTTTCAAGAACAATTAAATAATATTTCAAATAACAATAGCATTCCTCCTGAGCTATCAGTACTTTTTAAACTCACTCCCACTATCGCGGATAGCTTAGATCTTTTAATGAAAAAGGCCCCAATTGAGCTTCCTGAAAAATTCTTCTATTCTTTAGCTAGACTATATGCAGCTGCTGATGCAATAGCGATAGATTTACATAATCTTTTAGAGCAAGAGCATGAGCCAGAAGATATTGATAAAATACTTATAGAAAGATTAACCACAGATACTCCTTTTTTTACACAACTAGCTTTGCTAATTGGTGGCTTAAGACAAGAATTTATTACTCGGTTTGAATTATTAAGTAAAGAAGAACAAGAGCAAGTACATAAAAAAGGGAATAGAGCTCGAGCAAAAAAATATGAACTAATTAAAGCCCAAGTCTTTAAAAAATTTAAGGAAGGTAATTATCGTTCTTACAGCGACTTTGCTAATAAAGAGCATAATAATTTTGAAGTTACATACACTACATTAACTAGGTGGCTTAGTGAATTAAGTTAATACTACGTTTGCAAGCAAACGTAGTATTGTTCTAGTACAGCTTATATTCTTCTAGAACAGTGATTTAATTGAAAAAAGAACATACTAATAATGTGACCATATTTACACAAATTTGGTTATATTATGCACAATGGTCCTCTTAGAATTCAATTTAGTACTGCATGTCAGCTACTTGATGTAACACGTGAGTCCCTTCGACACACTATACGCAAAGATCCTACATTTCCACGACCGATGAAAATGGGTACATCAAAACAAGCGCCCGTATTCTTCGACTATGCAGAATTGGTTGAATGGCATAACAGCAAGAAAACTGCTGCTTCAGAAATGGAGGCATAGTGATGTTTATACCATATCGATCTAATTCAGAACTCAACCTCATGTCTAGTAAAGAATTACTAGAACTAATTAATCATGTTCGTCATGGCGTAGGAGAGCCTCTACTTCGCCTGAACAGTTTCAATGCAAAAATTGAAGATGAACTTGATGGAGAGAACTACACAAAAAATGTAGTTCAAAATTTCAACAACACGGAGTCAATTGTATTTCAACTCACTCTTGATCAATGCATGCTGATCGGTATGCGTGAATCAAAAGCCGTTCGTAAAAATGTTTTAGCTGCATTAAAGCAAAAACAAACACCCCTCTTACCTCAATCTTTCTCTGAAGCACTTCAGTTAGCAGCAGATCAGGCACGAAAAATTGAAGAAGACAAACCTAAAGTTGAGTACTACGAAAAAATTGTAGTTCGTGACACTTTACTCAATGCGACTCAAGTAGCTCAGAAAATTGGTTTATCCGCTATAGCCTTAAATAAACTTTTGGACTCTCTAAAAGTTTATAGCCACGGCGTAAAGCGTGCACGTGTATTTCAACAATGGTTTATCGATAAAGGGTTTGGCGAATTAAAACAAACTGATCTGGGTTACTCACAACCAATGTTTACGACGAAAGGCGAAGCTTGGGTAATTCAAAAATTAGTAAGTGAAGGGGTTATTTCATGAAATATTCACCTATTTTTAACTTCGCCCTTTTCAAATTAATTTTATTGATTTATATTAAGTCTGTCTGGTGCAAAATCACTAGATTAGCTTTGGTCGGCTATAATTACACAAGCGCATACAGTCCGCTTCGGGCTTTTTTTATGCGTAAAATCTCTATGCTTCCGCATTCCTATGGTGAAGCTGGAGAGGGACATCTTCGGATGTGCGGGTCTCTTGTGTACCTGTCGACCAACCCTTTTCAGCTTTGCCACCCTCACTTGGTCGTGACTGGTAAAGCTCCGAAACAAACACAAGGAGCGCATTCATCATGAACGCTAAAGTACAAATTCAATTACAAGAGCAATTAGTCCCTTTCTATACCGCTACTAATTTATTAAATGCTTATGCACTTGCATATGAAGTAGCAACTCAACTTCGCACTTTAATCAATCAAATGGGTAAAGCTGCAACCTTCGTTAAAACATATGCTGAAGAACGTAGTTTCGATAATTCACTCTTCACAGAGATTGAAAATTTAATTGCAATATCTCTTCAACTTTCCAACTCTCATGCTGATATTTGTAGCGCTGAAATAAATAGACATCGTCAAGCACCATATGATCAATACGACGCTGGCGATCTATTTGGAGCTTACTCACTTGCTCAAGAAAATACATCCTGGCTAGAAACTTTAATTTCTCAAATTAAAATCGAAGTTGAATTGAGTAAAGAGGCAGTAAAGGATGTTATTCACAGCGCTGTCTTTGCGACCCTTGAGCATTTAATTAATATTGCTGAGTATTTAGCTGAAACTAATGTTGGAACTTTTTCTACTGAAAGTGAAAAGTATGAAGCTGAATGGGAGACATCTAAAAATGGATAAATCCCAAGTTCCAGTTAATAAAGATTCAGTTCAGCCAACTACAGAGCCGAAACAAAATTCACAATCTTCTACATATGTAGAATCTGTCCGTATAACGCCAGATCGACTCATTAATGCCATGATCAATAATATTCGGCAAGGAGGATCTAATGAGCATTGATGCAATTCGGTGGTCATGGACAGCTTCTGTTAAAACCTCTGCCCAACGCCTGGTTCTGCTTTCACTAGCAGACCGGGCTGGTGAGGAACATACCGCATGGCCTAGTATTGATCGCCTAGCTGCTGACACTATGCTAGACAAAAAGACAGTTCAAAAAGTTATATTAGAGCTCATAAAACTTGGGCTAGTGAGCGATACAGGCGAACGTACGGGACCAACAAAAAGAGTCCGTATACTTAAATTAAACGGCGTAAAAGGCCGTGAAGAATATAACCAAAATCTGAATAATTCAGCTTCAAAAAATAATACTAAATCCAGAACAAATGCACCTAAAAATGGGAACATTAAACATTCCCAAAAACGGAATGATTCCGATAATGGAAATATCCCCGAAAACGGGATTTTGAATAATCCCCAAAACGGTACTTTGAATGTACCCAATTTTGGGATGCAGAACCAACCATTGAATCTACCAATAAATCTCTCTCAAGAGCATGACTGGATTCCTAATGTTGATCAGCTGATGACAAAGATAAAGATGGCAGGTCACGGCCAAAATATAGATTTGATCTTTGGCCTACCTAGTTTCGAATTTGAGCTGAGTGCATTCAACTCTTACTTTGAGAACAGTGGATTATCTGATAGCAAAAAGCTTCATAAGTTCACGGCTTGGATCGTAGATAAGTTTGAACGCTATAAAAAGCAAAATCCTGCATATGGCGTTCATCCTTCTTTGGAAACTGGACAGCAAGCTATTACTGCTCGGCCATTTATCAATTTGCCGACTAAGCCTAAAAGCTTATTAGGAGATGCTCAATGAATACATCAATCCACAACTTACAAATTGAGCAAGCTGTTCTAGCAGCATTGATGACTGTAGCAAATTCATATAATCAGGTTGAAAGCTTGCTAACTGAAGAAGATTTTCATGCTACACGCCACAAAATGATTTTTAGCGCCATAGTTGACCTGGATTCAAAAAATTCGCCTTATGATGCCGTATTGGTAAACCAATGGCTAGAAATGCATGGATACTCAGAAGCTGCTGGTGGTGAGCAATACATCATGCAGCTTCTAGGTGATGCACCTTCAAGCTTTTATAACCTGATGTCGTATGCTGAGAAACTGAAAGATCTTACCACTTGCCGCAAAGTTGAAGCACAAGCCCATAAGGTCATTCAAAGTGCCCGTAGTTTGACCGTAAGTCGTGGTGATTTAGTTTTGAATGCACAGACAGCCTTTGCGGAAATAAGTACAGAACAAGGTAGTGAAAACCTTTTCCATATTCACGATGCTGCAAACAATACGTTTGTTGAGATGCACCGAAAAATGGAAGCCGCGATTGCTGGCAAAACACTAATTAATGGTATTCAGACTGGGATATATGACCTTGATAAAAAGCTTGGTGATATTGAGCCCGGTTGCCTAATGGTAGTGGCTGCACGTCCAGCAATGGGTAAAACAACGATGCTTCAACTTATTGCAAATCATGTAGCAGTCATTCAGAAAAAGCCTGCCCTTATCATGTCTGGTGAGATGCCAAAAGAACAAATTGCTATGCGTCTCTGTTGCGCCATTGCACCAGCAGATATTGGGATAGTACGCAACTCCCCTCACCTTTTGCCTAAAGACGAATTTACGGCGTATACCAATGCTGTTGTAATGCTTCAAAATGTACCGATGTATATCAATGATACGTCTCGCCCCTCGATAGCGAATATTAGGGAATCTATCCGTAAAGTAAAACATCAGTACGGCGCCGTTGGTGTGGTGCTGGTGGATTACCTTCAGATCATGAAGACTACAAAACCGTTTGCCCGAGAAGATTTAAAGATTGCCTACTTCACTGGTGAACTTAAAGCCATGGCCAAAGAGTTTGATTGCGTCATAGTCCTATTATCTCAGCTCAACCGTGAACTAGAGAAGCGTCCAAACAAACGCCCAATGCTGTCGGATCTACGTGAATCCGGTGCAATTGAACAGGATGCAGACCAGATCGTTTTCTTATACCGAGATGAGATCTATAACAAGGAATCTCAATATAGAGGTATTGCTGAGGCCATAGTAGGGAAAAACCGCCACGGCGAACCGGGTACTGCGTACATGTATGCTCAATTGAAGTACTGCCAATTTACTAATTTAGATCATGAAGCACTTAATCAAATCCAAGGAGCAACAATATGATGTTTGTAGATAACAGTTGTATAGACTCGACTGTATTTAAGAAATCACCTGCTGAAAGATTTAAAAATCTTAGAACCCAGAAAAAAGTAAAGGAGTTCTTCATCAAGCGCCGAGGCTATAAACGCCCAGATTTCAACCGCATGATTCTAGATTTAGGCCGCTTAGGATGGTCACATGAGAAAATAGCCTTTGTATTACCAATATCTGGTGCATCTACTGTAAGTGAATGGGCACGTGGTGGGGTTCCTAACTATGAAAATGGTGAAGCATTTATTGAACTTTGGAAGAGTGAAACCGGGATTGAAAGATTCCCACGTGAAGGCGAATGGCAGACTTATAAATACAAGCTTGGTCAGCAAAACTTTTTAGATGAGTTAGACGGCGTTATTGTTCCCTTAAATGAGAAATAAAAAAATAAGAAATAGTGATTCAGTATTTTGGATTTGCTTAACAGCCATGCTTTTAGTTCTGTGGTTTAAAGTACCTATTGATAAGTTTATTGAGGATTGATTCATTGGTACATTCAAAGAAGCAAATGGTAATATATTGAATTCAATTATTTTGTTCATTAAATAGAATTATTATGTGGGATCATTTAGTAAGGTTTTCTACTTGGGCAGAAAATAACTCAGGGCAAATTCAGATTTTAATTGCTGTATTTGCCGTTTGGTTAGCGTACGCTGGTTATAAAAAAGTCTTAGAGCAAATTTCTATTTCTAGAGATCAAGAAAAAAATACTTTTAGTCAAAGAAATTTTGAATTGAAATTAGAATTTTTGAATTTATGCCTCGCTATTTCTGATAAAACCACTGTTAAATTAATGGCACAACATGAAATATTAAGGGCCTTGGAGAACTCTTTAAAAGTTTACACTTCAGAAGAAGACCAAGAGGAGTTGAAGGCAACAATAAAAATCTTGGAACAAAAGATTAATGAAACTGAAATGATATTAGAGCTTACTAATAAGTTATCGGAGCGAATTAACAAATCTCAGGAATTTGATTTTAATGAGCAAAGTAAACACATTCATTACATTTACGAGGCTTTAATAATTTCTGTTGATGATGCGAACCGTATGGAACTTTTGAAGTCTAAATTTTTAAAAGATGATTATGACTAATTGATCATATAGCAAACCTAAATACTACCAACTAACACTAGCCCTATTCACTACGAATAGAGCTTTTTAACGTGTAACATCTTCTAAATTTATCGTGTAACACCTCAAACAATTATCATGTAACATCCTTTAATTGTCCTTTTTTATCGTGTAACAGTAGATTTTGTTATTTTTTGAACAATTTATTATGTATTACTTGGCAACAATTTTCATAGGTTGAAAATCATCAATCTGAACTTTTTTAGCCTTCAGTAAATCTTCTCTTTTACCATCTATAACTAAGATGGCGCGCTTAACTTGGATTGTCCAAGTACGATCTGCCTCACACATATCTTCAGACTCTATAAATACTTTACCAAATGCTTTACCAGAAAGGTTCTGAACATCATCATAAGTAATGATATTTACAGAGGTTCCTTTTATTTTCCCCGCTTTATCCTTTGCCACAAGATCCAGATAAAGCTTGTCATTGTTTCCAAGAAAATCATGAATCGTTATATCCACCACGGCGGAACAGATTCCTGAATTTACATAGCCGGTCTTGGCATGCTGCAAAGTAATTGGAGTCGCTAAAACTACTGAACTAATAAAAGATAATAGTGAACAGATTAATATTTTTTTCATAATTGAAAAGTTACCTTGTATTAAAGCCATAAAGGAATCTAAGTTATATCAATCAATTTTGGATATAATTTTCTATTATTATCCAGCTTTTCTTCTTACCATCATAAATAGGCTGTAACTTTGCAACAGTTACGTAATGCCAAAAGCCATGACGTTCATTATGAATTGGTAGAACAATTACAAAGTCACCCTTTTTAAATTCAGCTTTTAAATTACCACATGGCGCACTTACTTCTTGGAATCCATCTTGAGTAATAATATTCACTTTTACATCCACTGCAGAACGCCCTAAATCTCCCATAACGGATTCTTGAAGTGTTCTTTGTATTGAAGCATTCTCAAGAACAAATCCGTGGATAGGTTGACTATGCTTGATTTGAGAGCTATATTTTCTACGAATAAATGCCGTTAAATCTTTTGGCGTATCAAAAATCAAAACTTGTTTGCTTTTGGCTTTGTGGAAAATAAATATAGTAACTATTAAAACTAAAAGCACTGCAGCTAATAAGATGTATAACATTTAAATCTCTTTTTTAATATCTATCTATAGTGACTCATATATCAACTATAGCTGAAAATAAAATATACAGAGACACCTTTTATTTTAATCAAATTACTGCACTACCCTCTCAAAGTCAGGTGCTCTAATATCATTTATGTCATCACCCCAGAAGCGCTCGCGGTCTTGTTGTCGTTCTGCTTTACGCAAAGCCTTCTCACGATAGCCCGGTGCAATTGTGTCTTGCATTTCATCAAATACCATACGGTTAATGGCTGCTTTTGTATACCATAAATTTTGTGCTGGTATTTTGCCTTTCACGAATTTGAAAGCTTCATTTCCGAAATTGGTGTCCTTGCCTTCATTGTATTGTGTTATGTTGCCAACAGTCAGGCTTAATAGTGACTCAAAATCACTTCCTAGTGGACCAGCTACAAATGAGTGTGCATCTCGTCCCGAAGTATCAGTACCAGCAACTAAAATATCGCCTAAGAATGATAACCCGCCACCCTGTACGGCAGACCTAATAAAGAAGTTACTTGCTTTTTTAGGGTTGTCACTATCCCACATGGTTTGGGGGTCATTACCGTTAAGCAACTCTTTTAATTGAACTACCAACCCGCCAAGTAATGTAGTCATCACAAATAATGGGATTGCATATGCTGCCTTACCTTTTAAGCCTTCTTGGGCCATTGTGCGGCTCCCATGACGCATTAAAAAGGCCACAGAGAAAGATTTAAACTGTACAATCCCTCTAAAGATCTCACCTGTAATCGTTCCTCTAGCACCTACATTTATTAGAGTCTTTTCACGAAGCCCTGCTTCAATTACTGCCATGCCCTGCTCATCTAGTAAATGTGCTTGAAGTTGTGAGGCAACTTGATCTTTCACCTGTTTTGGATCACCAAATGAAGTTAGTTTTTCATCTGGAATTTCATAGATAGAACGCGCTGACATGAGTTGATTGCCTTTGCGGTCCACGACTGGTTCAGCCAATTGGAAAACCTGCCATGCTCGCTCATCTAAGCCCGTATTTGAAAGTAATTCACGGTCTTGTACATCTAGGTCATTCCAAGCTTTAGAACGGCTTAAGCGGCCGTATTTCTCCATAAGGAGTTTAGTGAACCCAACTTTTGATGCTGCTGTAAGTGCATTTAGAAAAGATGCTCGCATAACCTGAGTCGCTATCCCACTAGAGATACGAGCCAGTTTTGCAGTCATGCCATGCGTGGAAGTCAATCCATCATCTGACCATCGAGCAATCGATCCCAACATTTCCTCAGTCGCTAATCCTAAACTATGCGCTAGTTCCCGATCTGCTTTATTGGCTGGGTTAAGTTGTCTAATCAACTCTCCAAAAGCCTTACGATATGAAAGACCATGCACATGAGCTGTTTTAGCAATGGTTGCCTGATCAGTAGTCGATGCGATGGTAGTTCCTCCAAGCATAGAGAAAATATTCATTGAGCGATATGAAGTACCTAAATTTGCAAGAACTTGCGACTGTGGCGAGTTACCACCACTGAACTCATCAAACATAGTTTCAATCCGCTTGCGACTACTTTTGGTTTTATTCTCATCAATTCCCTTTTCCCAATCTTTTTTTGCAGCAGCATCCATCAAAATTTTTAAAGCGGTTTTCGGGTTACTTCCAAGGTTTTCGACCAATGCAATATCTTTTGATAAGCCTTTGATATGAGCATTTACCAAGTCTACAAACTGCATGCTGCCATATTTATTCTGATATCTTAACCATGCATCAGCATCCTTAAAATGTAAGATTCGACTTTCAGAATGTCGGTTAGTTACTTTTGAAGTTCCAGCACCTGTTGCTTGTTTACCAACCTCAATCTTGTTTGCACCATCACTAGATAACGTATCATATGCATATTCAAGCAATGAACGTATTTCTTGCTGTGAGTAGTAATCGCCGTTCTCATGCACAAACATTCTAGTATCTTGATCTGGAAGCACATCACTTACCCATTGCTCCTTCCCAGCCTTAGCAATTTTTTCTAGACCATGAGTCTGAGGCACAACCCAATTTTCTAGTCTTCCAATGTCACCACCGTTGCGGTTGAATCGCTCGCGCATGTCTTCAAAAACTTCACCCATCTTGTCACTGATCTTTTTTGCTAATGCATCACCAGTGTTTTCACCAAAACGCTCTCGGATGATATTTCTTACTAGCTTCGGATCTGTGTAAACCCCCAAGCCTCCTTTAATATTGGTATAGAATTCTGTTAAACGTCCTTCATAGATTGATGATATTGCACGAGCCAGAGAATCAACTGATGTGATACCTGACATATCACCATGCGCGGCAACCATACGATCAATTACTTCCATTGATGAGAGCTTAGGGTGATCAAGCTTAGTGAAATTTTTTGACTGTGTAAGAATGTTATTCGCAGCAATTTTATGTTTGCGTTTTAATTGTTCTTGAATGTCAATTGCAACTTGCTTAGATGCTTCTGTGATTTTTTCAGAGTCAGAAAGATTGCGCCATTTATTAATATCTTTGCGTGCCATGTTGCGCATGGCTTCATTGATGCGTGATTCAATTTTTATTGCTTCTTGAGCTGATAGTGATTGCTTGCCAAGCGCTTTAGCTACTGCCTGTTTGCATTGTTCTTTCAT